CAGTGTTCGCCGGGTTCGGCTTTGCCGGCTTCTGCGGGGTGGTTGCGGCAGCGATAGGCACTGCTCAGCGGCATCGGTTTGCCATACAGGGTGCGCAGCAGCTGCAAGCGGTCCATAAAATCCGGGTCCATCGGGTTTTTACCCCGGGTAGCGCTGGGGCACTGACCGCAGCGGCAGCGCAGCTCCAAGTCCGAAAAGTTGGGCCAACGGGTGGTCTGATCCATCAGCCCAGGCCCTCGATTTCGGTCGAGTCAAGGTACGGCACGCCGTTAATGCGGATAAAGTCCGGGCTGGTGACGTCGAACGGCACCTTGTGCGTGGACTTGCTACCGCCCTTGGGATCGATGTCCAGCAGGCCGGAGATTTTCACCTTGCAGCCGAAGGCCTCGACACGCAGTTCGTCGGTGGCGGTCTTGGCAAAAAACAGCGTGTCAAAAGGTTCCAGCCGGCGAAACGAACCGGCGCGGCCGGCGGCCTCGATCAACAGGCCAAAGTTCGCGCTGTCGAGTTCAAACTCGCCGCTGGCCGCCACGTCGCCGTCGACATGGCCATCGGGCACACCCTTGGTCTGGGCCACCGCGCTGTTGTCAGTGATGTCCAGGCTGGCCTTTTCGATATGCACCTGCAGGTCGCCCAGGGTGACGTCGAAATTCATACCGCTGATACGGGCCATGGTTATTCCTCGTTGTCCAAAGACAGGTCCAGTGCGATGTTCGCGGTCAGGTCTTTGGGGCAGTTGTAGGGACGGACCTTGATGTAGGCCTCGATCGCGGTGTGGCTCTTCCACACCAGGGTGATGTCGCCGTCTTTCGGGGGCTGGATGTCGCCGGGAAACTGCACGCCGGCAAACACCACCGAGCGGGACATGTCACGCAGGGGGCGCATCAAGGTCAGCCGGGTGCTGGCCATGCTGTTGGCGGTGCTGTTGACCTTGCGATCGGCGACCAGGCGAATCAGCAGGATCCGTACCTGGCGGGCGGCCTTGTCGACGATGCGCAGGTTTTCCACCACGGTGAAGTCACTGCCTGGCGCATCGAGCAGGTTCGCATCGCCCCAGAACATGCCCGGGTAGTCCGGGTAGGTCTGCGGCACCGACAGGCGGGCCTTGTCCAGTTCAGCCAGCACGGCGGACGGCAAGGCCACGCCGTCACTGTCGAGCGGCACCGGGCCAAGACCGATCAGCGCGCCGGTGGCCACGCGCATCGGACTGTCGGCAATGCTCACCTCGGCGGTGGCCAGGCGACCGGCCAGCACGCCCAGGTCATTGCCGTGCAACTGTGGCACCAGCAATACCCGAGGCGCGGAAACACCGCTGGTCAGGTTGCGTTGTTCGACCAGGTACGCCGACCACTCGGCCGTGGCCTTGATGCCAGCGCTGGCCGCCATCACAAACAGCCGGCGTCCGTAGCGATTGCCCAGCTCGATCGCCGCCGCGTGCATGGCTTGCAGTTCGGCCGCTGTGGTCACCGGTTTGGTGATCACCACCGCCTCGACCGAGATGTTTTCGTTTTGCGCCTGCTCCAGGGCGTCGGCCCAGGCGCCGTCGGCGGCCATCGGTGCGGCCATGCAGGCCCAACGGCTGCCACCGTTGAGGCGGGCCGCGATGATCTGGGTTTTCAGGTCCGAGGCAGGAATGCCCAGCTCGGTGTCCAGGTCGCTGTCGGTGTTCAACGGAATCAACTTGCCGACGTTTTTCGCGGCGGGACCGATAAACAGAAAATAGCGCTCAATCTCCGTGACCGGGCCTTGTCCCAGGTTCAGGTTGTTGACGCTGACTTTGCCTTGAGCCATGGAAGGCCTCGCTATCGTGGGGCGTGAAGGGTTTGCTGCAAGACGGTGCCGACGATCTCGCGCACGTCCTGGGCGTTGGCGCCCAGCACGACCCGCACGGGAAGGTCGATCTTCCAGCTGGTTTTTTTCGGAGTGCCCTCAAGCTGGCTGAGGATCACCCCGGCCTGTCCGTTGTTCAGGTGTTCGACGATCCAGCCCAGGGCTGGCCGCTTCCAGCGCTTGCCTTGGCGGATCTGGTAGCCGGCCTTGAGCAAGGCGCGGGCCTGTTGTCGAGACGCCGGCGCCTGGTAGTCCGGGGTTTTGCCCAGGCGGCGCAGGCGTGCCGGGGTCATGGTTTCGCGGTGGCCGTTCTGGTGTTCGCTGGCAATGCGTGACACCAGGCGGTTTTTCCAGCTCAGGGTCGCCGCGTTGGCAGTCAGGCCGACCACCTGCAAGTCCTTGCCCAAGCCGCGCAGCATCTTGCGTTTACTGCTGCCTTGGCGGGCGGCGTAGGGCGAACCGTCCAGGTTGCGCTGATCACGAATCCGCTTACGGTTCCGGGTACGCAGGCGTTTGCTGGCGGTGTTCAGCAAGCGTCGACGTTTAGCCGCGGGCAAGGCCAGCAGCTGCAATTGCGCCTGGGCTTCGAGCAGCCCACGCACGTCGAATTCAAGTCCCGGGGCGGTCATCGATCACGGCCCCCTGTTCGGCAATCCATAGATCAAACGGAACAAATGCCCAGCGTTTGCCAAAGGCCTGAATCTCGCCATCGTCGGCCTCGCTCAGGTGCTGCGGTTCGATAAAGTCCAGTTGCAGCTCGACGTTGGCCTGATCCGGGTCTAGCTGATCGATCTCAAAGGTCGGCGGCGCCAGGTTGTCGTCTTCGCGATCGGGGTCGTTGACTTCCAGCCAAGAGCCCACCAATGCCATCAGCCGCGCCGGGTGGTCGGTCAGCCGCTCCAGGGAAATGATCGCGTGATAACGCATGTCGCCCATGTGCAAGCCCTTAACGGTGGGCTTCCAGTACAGCGGCAAGGTGACCTGTTCGGCCCAGCTGTCGAGCTGTTCGGGCAACACCATGCGGCGATCGATCAGGTAAGCGGTCAGGGCGCGCAGCTTCTCCATCAGATCAGCTCCGCCGTGATACGCCCACGGCCTTGCAGCACGCGCACGGACTGCTGGCTGTAGGACAGAAAACGCTCGTGCTGTGAAGGTGCCTCTTTGCCAAGGTTCTCGGCACTTTCACGACGGTTGACCGTGGCGAACTGCTGGAGCAAAAAGGCCTTGGCCCGGCAGTACGCGGCGCGCCGGTAGCTGGCCAGATAAAAGGCTTCTTTTTCCATGCCGGAGCCTTCCAGCGAGGTAAAGCCTTGGTCTTGCCAGGCGGCTTTGCGCAGGTCCAGATCCAGATTCACTTCGCCCATGCCCATGGTCAGACCTTCCACCAGCAGCTCGGGCAGGTATTCCGCAGGCAGCCGATAGGAAGCCTGGAACTCGGCCAGTTGCAGATCCGGCCAGAAGCCGTCGTTGGATATCGTGCGATCCACCAGGGTGGTCGGCTTGCCGCCAAAACTCATGTGCTGACCTCCTCGGGTGGACGTGTTGAATAGGGCGGGGGGATCTGCGTCAGATGGTTAGCACTGGGCTTTCATCTCGGCAGGCCCCCGCTGGGGTGGGTAGTCGGTTATTCGTTGCCGGTGTGGTTGGCTGTATTCCGTTCAGCCTCCTGCTTACGCAGGGCCTTGGTCGCCTCATCCATGCGGGTCTTCACACCGATCTCCGGGTACAGCTCGGCGGCGCGGTAAAAGTGGCCGCAGGCTTTATTCCACTGCTCGGACTCCATGGCGAGAATCCCCAGCAATTTGTGAAAGCGCGCCGGGATCCGCTCGAACAGCTCCCATTCGCCATCGACGCGCGGCAGTAGCTGTGACAGGTACGGCTCGGGGCTGCGCTTGGCCTTGTGCTCGGCCTCGGCCCACTCGATCAGCGTGTCAGCGACGAAGGTCGGTATGTCGCGGCGGAAGCGCTCCGGCATGGCCTGCTTTTGCCCCATGGCAAAGTCGGCCAGCTCCAGGGCCTGCTCGAACTGCTCGGTGTCGAACAGCCAGACCAGCACCTGCATCAGCACCGGGTTCGGGTGGTTCAATCCCGACTCGCGGTAGCGCTGCACGTATTCCAGGTACTTGGGCAGCAACTCGTCACGCTTCAGCCGTTGGCGGGCCTCCATGGCGTTGAGGTCCGACAGCCTGGCGCAGTCTTCGGCCAGGGCACTGGTCATCAGCGCCAGGTGTTTTTGCGCATTGGCGGGACCCGCCAGGGCAGTGGCCGGGGTGTAGGCGTCGGCACTGGACAGCGGTCCCTGCTCCAGGGTGCGGCGCTTATGGTTCAGGGCCAGGCTCATACGTCTGGACTCGCTGGGGCGTCGGGCGCTTTGTCGGCGACAAACTCGACGTTGGTTGCTTCGATGGCGGCGAACTTGCCCAGTTGCTCGATCACATAGCCCTCGTTACGGGCGTTGTAGTCCTCAACCTGCGAGCGCTTCGGGTTCTCGATGATCTGGCGGCGCCAGCTGCTGTCCTGAAAGTAGATCGACAGGTTGTCCCAACTGGTGACCACCACGCCCTTGCTCGGAAAGTGCGGGCAGGTGAACGACGGCAGACCGCCATAGGTGGCAACCACCTGGGCCAGCTCAATGCGTTCTTTCTCGGTGGGGGTCTGGCCTTGGGCGGCGTACAGCTTGCCCTTGTCATGGGCCAACAGATCGCGGCCGATAATCGCTATCAGGTCGCCACCGTCGCGAAACTCTTCATCGATCATCAGCGACACGTCGAACACCAGGGCGTCGAGGTTCTGGTAATCGCCCAGGCCACCGATCTGGATTTTTCCAGCGTTCTTGCCTTCGGTCAGAATCTGCTGCGGGGCCTGTTCGCGGGCAATCTGCAGCCAGCCCTTGTTCACATCCTGCAACAGCGGGTTGGCGGTGCGGTCGGTGGTCGCGGCAATGCTGATGCCGTTCCAGCCGATCATGATCCGGTCCAGACCGATCTGTTTTTGCACGGCGGCGGCGTAGCGTTTGGCAAAGTCGGGGAACTTGGCCCAGGCGTCGATGGTGGCGTACTTCAGGCCGACGTCACTGTGCGTATCGAACAGCTCGTACCCCTTGCCATCCAGGCCCATCACGTTGCGCGCTACTCGATCGGTGGTGGTCGTGTTGGTGCGGCCGGTGACCGTCCCGTTGACGCCCAGCATGACTTTTTCGCCCTTGATCTCGCTCACCGGCAGCACGTTAATGCGCTGCAAGAAGGCCGAGCTGAGGGTGATTTTGTCGTTCAGCGTCTGCGCATGGGTCGGGTCGACGTTGAATTCTTCACGCACGTCGGCCACGGCGTAGGTGGCCGCGATGGCCAGCGCCAGGGTGCTGAATTTCAAGCGGGCTGCTGCGTTCAGGCTCATCAGTACACCGCCTCTGGTTGGTCGTCTGCGGCGCCGGTGACAACGGGTACGGTTTTGCCCTTGCCCTGGTTCAGCGCGGTGTTGAAGGTTTCGGTCAGCGTGTCCAACGAACCCTTGAGTTCGTTGAACTGAGCGACCGTGATGCCGGTTTCGGCCACGGGTTCAGTGACGGGCTCGGCGGCCTTTTCGGTGGTGGTGCCCGGCGGTTGCTTGGCGAAGGCGGCGGCGCTGGTTTCGAGGCTGGTCGCCACGGTGCCAAGCTTGTCCACTGCGGCGGCAAAGGCCTGGGCAGTTTTTTCGTCCATAGAGGTCTCTTCTGGTGGGGTGGTCGGGGCTTCAATGGGAGCTGTGGCGGTCGAAGCGCTCACCCCCAGTCGGCTGAACAAACGGGTGAAAAATGACAATGCGGCCTCGTCATCAAGGTTCGCGGGGGACAGGTCTTCCAGCTGTTCCACGTTGGCAAAGTGATTGCCGGTGCCGGCACGACGGGAAAAGTGCAAGGGCTCGGTACCGAGGCTGGCCGGTTCATCGGTGACGGCCATTCCGCACAGGTAGGCCTTGCCCGTATCGGCGAAGTTCGGCTGGATCTCCACGCTGCTGAAAATCTTCTGACCGTCCTTGTTCATGGACAGCAAGTACTCGTTCGGCTGGAGCTTGGCGAACAGCGCGACCTTGCCACCGGCCAGGTCTTCGGCTTTCAGCTCGACGACGGTGCCCATGCTGCCGAAGTAACGGATGTGCTCGTACCAGATCGTCGCGGTGTAGGTCGCCGGGTCGTAGCTGTCGGCCATGTCACGCAGATCCTGCGCTTCGATGGTGCGGCCGTCGGCGGTCTTGCCGCTGGTGGCGACACGTTTCCAGTCAGTGACAAAGGTGCGTGGCATGGGAGGGAATCGCTCGGTTCGGGTTGCAGTTGCCGCCACGATAAGCACCTGAAATCCCCGGAACAAACGGTTCCCTTCCTCGGAATTCCTATTTTCAGGGAATAGGAATCACCAGGAATTTAAGGGCGGGTTTGTGCCGATTGAGCTGCATAAACTGCGGCTCATGCCCTACTTACCTGAAGTCAAAGACGCCGCGAAAAAACTATATTTACGCCGCTATAAGCCGCGTGAAATACAGGCGCAACTCAAGCTGGCGAACATCCGCATCGTGTATTACTGGATCGCCAAGGGCGGCTGGGACGAGATGCTGACCGATGAAGAACCGCTGAGCGCGGTCAGTCGGCGCATCACCCTGATCCTGGAAAAGAAGGAAACCCTGGTCAAGTCCGAGCTGGACGAGCTCGATCGGTTGATTCAGGCCCGCGAGCGCCTACAGAAACAGTCGATCAAGCCCACCGCGCTACCGGCTGGCGACGCACCGTCCGAACCCCAGGACCGGCAGCGCCACGATCGAAGCGCCGACCGCAAAAGCCGGGATCCGGACAACCCCAAAAAGAAAAAAACCAAGCCTCTAAAAAACGACATCAGTCACCTGACCGAAGTGGACTTCCTGGAGAAGTTCACCAGCCAGCTGTTCGGCTATCAGAAAGAATTGTTCGAGGCCAAGCAGAACCCGCTGACGCGGCGGATCCGCAACGTGTTGAAGGCTCGCCAGACCGGCCTGACCTACTACTTCGCCGGTGAAGCGTTCATGGACGCGGTGCTGACCGGTGATAACCAGATGTTCCTGTCGGCCAGCCGCGCCCAGTCGGAGATTTTCCGCAACTACATCATCAAGTT